CTGCACTCGCTTCTAATTTAGAAGTTTATATGAGTGTTTATCAGTATGTTGGTAAAACTTTAAGAACAGGTCTATTTATTGATGGTGATATAACTGCAAACAATTATATTGTTAGTTCATCAGTTACCAATATAACAACACAAGAATTAAGTGGTTCAACTAAATTTGGTGATTCTACTGATGATACACACCAATTTACAGGCAGTTTGAGTGTAGATAATTTTATAAGTGTTCCTACTGCAAGTTTTAATATAATAAGTGGTTCCTTGGTACCAGATTCAGCAAATCTTTATGATTTAGGTTCATCACAATTACCATGGAGAGAGTTATATATATTATCAAGTTCAATAAACTTTAGTGATTCAAATAATCAATCAGTTGGTAAGTTGGCAGTTGATACTGAGGGATTATCTTTGGAAGTTGGTTTACCAGAACAAAGAGTTAAACAAAAAATTAAAGTTGATAGGAAAGGAATTAAAGTTGAGTCCGAAGATGGTGCGTTAAGTATCTATAGTGGTTCAACATTTTTTGGAGAACCATCATCATCCAATGATTTGATGGTATTAAAGAATTCAAGTGGTAACACTATGTTTAAAATAGATAATAGTGGAACCGTAGTATTGGGTACGAATTCACCACTACCAACAGCTCAAGAAGGAGCTATTGCATATAGTGGAAGTGATTTTTACCTTGGTTTTGCAACATAATGATATTTATAAGTAACAAAATAGAGTTGAAAAAACTCTTTAGGGAGAAATAAAATGGCAAGTTGGAAAAAAGTAATCGTAAGTGGGTCTTCTGCGGCACTCTCTTCTTTGACTTTAGACACTGCGTTACCAGTAGCACAAGGTGGTATTGGTGCAACATCTTTAACAGATAAAGCAGTTCTAATTTCACAAGATAGTGGAACTGATGCAGTTGGTGCACTTGCCTTAACAACAAATGGAAGTATCGTAGTTGGTGGTACTAATGGGCCGGCAGTTGAAGCAGCATCTGATGTTGCAGGAACTGGTCTTACCGCTGTAACAGGTGATGGAACATTAGTAATCAATGTGGATGCAGCCCAAACACAAATTACAAGTGTTGGTACATTAGATGGTGGAGCTATATCAAGTGGTTTTGGTAACATTGATAATGGAACTTCAACACTTAACACAGGTAATGCAACCGTAGACACATTAATAAATGATTCTGCAGTCGCATCATCTCACATTACAGGTTCATTTACTGGTTCTTTCGTAGGAGATGGAACAGGACTAACAGGAACAGGTTTAGATATTGATGGATTAAGTGAGGGAACTTCAATTCATCAAACTCAAGACCATTTAGTGTTTTCAGATAATGGAACTGAAAAGAAAATTACATTTAGTAATTTTGAAGATGCAATCTTTGGAAATGTAAGTAGTGATGCAACAATCGCAGCAGGTGGTGCATTAACAATCGCAAATGATGCAGTTGATAACAACAAATTAGCAAACATCGCACAAGGTAGTGTTAAAGTTGGTGGTAGTTCAAATGCACCTACTGATTTAGATGCAAGTGGTGATGGTAAGATACTTGTTGGAGATGGAACAGATATTAATTCAGTTGCAGTTAGTGGTGATGTAACATTAGCAAACAATGGTGCAGTAACAATTGCAAATGACGCAGTTGAAGGAACTATGTTGAATACAAATGTTGCTGATACTTCAACAATAGAATTATCAAGTGATACACTTTCTGTATTAAAAGTTCCAAATGCAATTACCGTAGATAATACTACAATTGGTTTAAATAGTGGTACAACATTTGATGGAAGTGGAGCAAGAACAATATCCGCCAAGACCGCA